ATATTTTATCCCCTTTTCCTGCCCACTGAGAGGCTCAGAGAGAGCTTTAAATGTAGCAGGGGTAATATTCTGCCTGCACGGTATCGAGAGCCGTGAAGGAGTTCTGGCCACTAATGACGGACGGAAACGTAATCCAGCCCGTAGCTGTCGTCCATGCGCCGTTTTTGAGAAATCTTTTCCTAATGCCGTCTACAACGAGAACATCGCCCTGTTTTACATTGCTAAATGTTGCTCCACCTAAGATATAGCTGTCGGCATCTGCTCCTACTGTGACGCTAAGCATGCAATCCATCCTTGGCATCGTTCCCTTGGCTATGAAGTTGCTAGCATCTTCGATGGTTACAAGCTCGTCGTGCTGTATTCCTGCTAGCTTGTACTTACATTCAATCAGCACCAAGTTTCCGTCTACGCCCTGAACGTTGGCTTCTCCTATATCTTCCAACATCATGCGGTAATAAAATCCGTCAGGCAGGTGTATTTCGCAAGTGCCTGCCATTTCGGCTTCTAGTTTCGACTTATTTTCCATCGCTCTGCGCAGCGAGGCGTCTTGGTAAACTAATGTGAACGAAAGGGGCTTGAGCCCATAAGTTGTGCTCATCAGCGTGTAGTGGGTTCTGTGCCTGCCTTGGAAATAATCGTTTGTTATCTCCGTGCCACCAACTGAAATGCTATCCCTCAGGGCTTTTGCTCCAAACTCTAATATGTCTTTATCGTTGATAAACATTCTCTCTGTGTTCATCGCATCTCCCATGCTAGCTGTTCGCCCATATCCCAAGCTGTTGCTCTTGCAATCTCCCTAGAGTCGATACTCAGAGGTACTTCAATGATCCTCTGTACTGTTGAGCTAAAGGAGCTTGATAGTGAAGCGCTCATATCCCTAGAGGCGCTATCAATGTCGGGCAGATTGTAGTCTATGTTCATGCTACCGCTAAGCGCCTGAGCCGACACTTCCTGCGCTGCATCTGCGACTACATCGGCGTTGTCAATCATTCCTTTTGCCTGTCCTTCATCGGAGTATTTACCTACAACAGCAAACTCCGTTGATGGTGAATTGATACCGAGGAAAGACTTTGCGGCGTCCAGAGCTTCTCTCGCAGCGTTCCTTGCGGCGCTTGCGATTGCTCCTAGGTTGCTAGTTATGCCGTTAATCGCTCCTCTGATGATATTTGAGCCTAGATTGAACCAATTTATGCTCTTAAAGGCGTTGAATGCACTAGTTCCCACATTCCTCAGGGCATTTGGGATTGCGCTGAAATTCCCTGTTATCAGGTTCAGTATTCCGTGTATCAGGTTGCTACCTAACTGTCCCCAATTTATGCTCTTGAAGAAATTGAATGCCTTTTCTCCTATGCTCTTCAGCAGGTTCGGAATGCTTGTTGCTAAGAACGAAACACCCTTGCCTATGGCCTCTATAACAAACTTACCTATGTTCAGCCAATCAATCGCCTGCCATACATCAAAAATCGCCTGAATTATCTTAGGAAACTCGGCTATCAAGGTCGGTACTGCCTGAATAATGCCCTTTACAAGGGTGATGATGATATTCAATCCTGCCTTGAGGATTTTCGGCATATTGTCGTTGATAATGCCTGCGATATTCGAGACTATAGTGGGAATGTTCTGTATCAGGGTCGGCAAGCTGTTTGCTATGCCCTGCGCCAAATTCTGAATGAAGCCTATTCCTGCGTCTACGAGCTTTCCTGCATTCTCTCTGAGTGTACCGGAAAACTCTGTGACCATAGGCAGGGCGTTGCTAAGGAAATCAGGTATGCCCTGAACCAAACCTTGACCTAGGTTTGAAATCATTTCCGTACCACGGGCCATGAGGTCGGGTAGCTTCTCGCCTATCTTTGAACCAAGGGTTGTGATGATCTCCACGCCCTTGTCCCATAACGTCGGAGCCATTTGTGCAAAACCAACCACGAGCCTAGGAATTATGTCTCCAAGGGCATTGACAACGTTGTCTGCCGCTGTGATTGCGGTCTGCGCAAACTCCTCGCCATCCATCGTGCCTGTGAGGAAGTTCGTCCATGCGGCTTTCATGGAGTTGACCGAGCCCTCGATAGTACCTGCGGCTTCCTTGCTAGTCGTGCCTGCTATGTTCATGTGCGCCTGCATGACCTCGATGGCCTTTACGCAGTTTGCAAAGTCCATGCTAGTGCCATCGACTGTGAGCCCTAAGTCAGCCTGCTCTTTTGTCATTTTCGAGGCTTCGGCTATAAGGCTTTTCATACCCTCTTTTGTGCCTGCATATCCGAGCTTAAGGTTATCAAGCATGGAGTAGTTTTCTTTTGCGAAGCCCTGATAGGCGTTCGTAATACTCTCCATGCTAGTGCCGTAAGTGTTGGCGTTGTCGGACATTGAGCGTATTGCTACATCAGCTAACTTTGCCGCTTCTGCCGTGTCGCCACCTAGGGAATTAATGAGTGAAGCAGAGAACCCCGTTACATTCTCCATATACTCATTTGCGGACATTCCTGCGGTCTTAAATGCCTCTTTGGCATTATCCATAACCGCCCCTGCGGAATCTCCAAAAAGCTTTTCTATGCCGCCCTCAAGCTGCTCGAATGATGCCACCTGCGCTAGGGCTTCTTTGCCTACGTCCACTGCGGCTGATACTGCCTGCTGACCGAGTTCGACTAGCTTTGAGCCTACTGCCCTTAAAGCTCCCGTCCAAACCTCTCCGAAAGCTCCTGATCCTGTCTTAGCTGCACTATTTATTTTATCGTTGGTGCTTTTGACCTTACTTTCGACGCCATCGTCGTTGACGTCTACGTCGTAAACTATCTTACCATCTGCCATTCTGCAAGCCCTCTGCTATCTGCAACCACTTCTGAGCCATCCGCTTTTTCTTTTCTTCCTCAGGCTCTTTCAATGCTACCGACTGCTTGGCTTCTCTAAGACTGTCTACGTAATCGCTATTGTTCTTCGTTCTTTTTGGTATCTTCGTATTCCTGAGCTTTACCACCCTAGAAAATTCCGTGCTTTCCGGAAGTCCCTTGACGAGCGCTTGGAAAATGCGCCAATCCATCTTATTGCGCTCGGCAAAAAGGTCTATCCCGTATGCCTGCCTAAAGCCTGCGTAAATCAGGTCTGCATCCTGCTCAAAGTCCATACTCTTTGGCTTGTTGGTCTTCTTCTGCTTAGGGAAAAGCTCTAGCAAAATCAGCTCAAACACGTCCTGACAATCAGGCGCCTCAGAGAGGCTTTCAATCGTAATACTGATCTTCTCTCTGTCTGTCAGCAGTTCGCTCGTGAAAACCTCGGAGAGGAGCACGAGCACCCTGTTGAAGTAAGGGTGGAAAGGGTATTCCTGCCCCTTGTAAAGGATGTAATCCTTTGGGGCTGTCTGCAAAGTCATTTCATTAGCCTCAGAATGCGGTTATTCTCCTCTTCTGCGGCTTTTTGTACCTCGGGTATAATCTCGTCCGTAATAAAGGGAATAACGTCTAAAAAAGCCTCTGAATAGCGATTTTCGTAATACTCCAAGAAGTCCCTTGTCTGTTGTTCTCCAAAGACCAAAACAAAAACGGCTTTCAGGGCTATCTGTGAAGCTACAATCGCATTCACGTCCTTGTCTCCGTTTTTGTTGAGAAGCTCCTGCGCCTCTTTGACGTCCTGCATGACCTTTGGATATCTATGTCTGAAATCATCGACGACTATATCTACGTGGAGTGTCTTCTCCACCTTGTCGTCTGCGCCTAGTAGTTCTAGGTCTTTGATTATGTGTTTCTTTCTCTTAAGCTGTGCCATCTTTTTCGCTCCTTTTAAAAACAGGGGAGCCTCCGCAGAGAACTCCCCTTAGCTCTTAAGTTGCTGATACTACTACTGCTGAACCGCTACCGATTGCGAGCTTAGTTGTATCGTTTACGAGACCTACTGTAATGTACTGGCCACTTGTAGCGGTGATCTCATCTCCGCTAGCAATTCCAGTCCATGTTGAAAGGTCGTCATTAACTGCGACAGGAACTGCAGCGGTGTCAACCTTGTAAACAAAGGACTGGCCTGTTCCTGCCTCAGGTGTAATGGTGATCTTGGTATCTCCTGAAGTTGTGCCTGCCTCGGATGTTACTGTGAGGGCTACGCCTGTGTTGGAGACAACAGTTGTATCACCTACGCCTACTACCTTGTAGGTGGCCTGATTTACGGAAGCTACTGCGAGCTTGTATCCGTCAGGTATCTCGTATGTGCTGTTGTTTGTGAAGTCGGTCCATGTTGTAAGGACTTCTCCTACAGTTGCGACAGGTGTTGTATCCTTGTCGATAGCGTATACATACTTGCAACCTGCATCAGGGTATGTAGGCAATACTGTGATAACAGTTTCGCCAGGATTTTCGCCTGCGGCTGTTGTTACTACAAGGTCTGTTGTCAGAACCACTGTGTCAACGAATGGAGCGCCCATGAATGAGAGTGTAACCTCTACGCTCGATCCCTCGTTTGCGGCTCCGCCAAATGACTTCATATCGGTAAGTGCAACCTTGTTTGTGAAGCGGATTGCGCTTCCGTCTGCCCTCGGAATTGATATTCTGAGGTTGGTTGTACGTCCGTTCATCAGGTTGAACTTGTTGTCGAAGATATAATCCTGACAAGGATCTCCTACGACCCTAGTTCCTGTTAGTGTGTACTTCGGGTGTACGCCTGTAACGTAATCTGAACCAAAGCCCTTGTCGCCTAAGAAGAAGTACTCCTGAACCTGATCGTTCAACTCTTCGTCAAGGTTGTCAAAGCCCTGATCCAAGGCCGCCCATGTTCTTGAGCTTCCGAATGGTGTGGTGTCTAATTCCACCTTTACACCATAGTTGGTAAGCAAAAACTGACCATCTTTCATGTCTGTTCTCCTTTCACGCCTAAAGCGTAGAATTTTACTGTAATGCCTGAACCATATAAATATCTGTTCCTCTCTGCATCTTCCAATCCTAGAAGCCTAGGCGAAGCTGTGGTGTCGATAGAAATTATCTGCCACTTGTCAGAGTGTGGGAAACTCTTACGGAGTGTGAGCTTCCTGTGAATAGCTGAAAGCTCATTCAAGAGCGCCTGCTGATCCTCGCTCTTGCCGTTGATAGTAATGTCATAAGTTTGCAGGGTGTCTCGGTCTAGGTTAGTGGTGTCCGCTGTAGAGAAGCCTGTGACCGCTATGCTTTCTTTTGTGGGATTACCGCCTACTACTACTGCATAAGTTGTATTCTGTTGTACCATTTCGACCACTGCGTCTAATACATCTTCGTACATCACAAATTCCTCATAGCGTTCTCCGCTACCCTTTTCCATTTATCGTTGTTATGGGCTTTTGCGTGTTCTATCCATTTGGTGGTTGTCCCTGCTGTTGTGTGGTTCTTCACTACGTGAGAGCCATCGGGCCAACAGCCATAATATTGGAATGCGGCGTACGGCGTG